AGGCGGATCCTATAATGTCATCTTTCTTGACGAGTTCGCGTTCATCCCGAATCACATTGCTGATGACTTCTTTGCCTCTGTTTATCCTACTATTTCTTCTGGACAGAGCACAAAGGTAATCATTGTTTCTACCCCTAGGGGTATGAATCACTTCTACCGCATGTGGCATGATGCGGAAAGAGGTAAGAACGAATATACACCAACTGATGTTCACTGGTCTGAGGTTCCTGGTAGAGATGAGGCATGGAAAGAACAGACCATTGCTAACACTTCAGAACAGCAGTTTAAGGTTGAGTTTGAGTGTGAGTTCTTAGGTTCGGTCAACACTCTTATCAACCCAGCAAAACTTAGGAATCTTGTATACGAAAATCCTATACAAAGAAATGCTGGTTTAGATATTTACGAAAAGTGTAGAGAAGAACATAACTATTTGATAACGGTTGACGTTGCCCGTGGTTTGGGTAATGACTATTCTGCGTTCATTGTTTTTGATATTACTCAGTTTCCTTATAAGGTAGTAGCGAAGTATAGGAATAATGAAATCAAACCTATGCTATTTCCAAATATTATTCATGAAACTGCTAAGGGATATAATAGTGCTTGGTTGTTGATTGAAGTTAATGATATTGGCGAACAAGTTGCTAATATCTTACACTACGACTTGGAATATGATAACATGCTGATGGCTGCCATGAGAGGTCGTGCTGGACAGGTGGTAGGGCACGGATTCTCTGGTAAGAAGTCGCAGATGGGTGTGAGAATGACCTCTGCAGTTAAGAAGTTGGGATGCTCTAACTTAAAGACTTTCTTGGAAGACGATAAGTTGCTGACTGTTGACTATGACATTATATCAGAACTTACGACATTTGCACAACGTCATAATTCTTTCGAAGCAGAAGAAGGATGTAATGACGACCTAGCAATGTGTCTGGTTATCTTTGCCTGGTTAGTTGCTCAAGAGTATTTTAAAGAAATGACGAATAATGATATTCGTAAAAGAATTTATGAGGAGCAGAAGAATCAAATAGAACAAGACATGGCACCATTCGGTTTTATTCTAGATGGTTTGGATGAAAGTACATTTGTTGATGATACTGGAGATAGATGGCATACAGATGAATATGGCGATCGTTCTTTTATGTGGGAATACTATTGATGGACTTAGACAGACAGATAAACTTAGAACATATATTACTATTTGATAGGGAGTGTAGAGTCTGTGGAGAAACTAAAAATTTGATAGATGATTTTTATATGACTAGAAAAGGTAGAGGAGCATTACCATCTTCATATTCTTATGAGTGTAAAGAGTGTACCAAAAAAAGAATATTAAATACTAGAAAAAAGTCCAGGAAAAAACCTGAGTGGGAATATCCTGACTGGTAATGCTGTTCATGCAGTGATTCCCCGATCAAAGTACAATTTTTAATAAATAATTTCAGAATAATCCTGGACTTGTAGGAGACTTAAGATGCCGCTAAATTTAGCATCTCCTGGAATTGTAGTAAGAGAGGTTGATCTCACCGTTGGTAGAGTTGACGCTACTAGCGGCGCTGTTGGTGCTCTGGTTGCTCCCTTTGCAAAGGGACCTGTAGACGTACCAGTACTCGTCCAAGACGAGGCAGACCTCTTAAGAAATTTCGGTGAGCCATATAACACCGATAAGCATTATGAGCACTGGATGGTTGCTTCATCATATCTAGCATATGGTGGTGACCTCCAAGTAGTTAGATCTGACGATGATGCTCTGACTAACGCTTTTGTTGGTACAGCAAGTAGCATTAAAATCAAGAGCACTGAGCATTATGGTCAGTTAGGTTATCAAGAAAGCACAATTACTGGTGTCACCTTTGCCGCTAGAAACCCAGGTTCCTGGGCAAATGGCGTTAGAGTTGCAACCATCGACGCTAAGGCAGACCAAATTATCCTTGGCATCCAAACTAGTGATACCGTCCCAACCATCTCTGTTGGTTACGGAGTTACTCAAGCAATTTCATCAACACTGCCTGGTTCTGGTTCAACCAGCACATTGGATGGTCACCTGAAGGGTATCATCACTGGCATCAGTGGTTCTGGTACTTCTTCTTCACCATATTCACTTGAGGTTAAAGTTCTGTCTCATGTATCCGTCGCTGGAACAGAGACTTCAGTTGACTACCAACCTGCTGGTGTTTATGCGTTCTCAGCATCTGGTTCGGTTGCTATCCACACCACTGGTCAGACAACGGCAGTAGGTCAGACAGCATATACCTCAAGACAAGACTGGTTCGATCAGCAGAGCATTTCTCTATCTGGTGGAACAACAATTGCTTGGAATACCCTTGCTGACAGACCTAGCACTTCTTCTTACGCTGCTGCTAGAAACTCAAGATTCGACGAAATCCACGTTGTTGTTATTGACGACAAAGGAACCGTAAGTGGAAATGCTGGAACCATTCTTGAGAAGCACGTTTCCCTTTCTAAGGCAAAGGACGCTGAGTTCTCTGTAGGTAGCACAGCATATTGGAGAAAGTATCTACTCAATACATCAAGAAATGTATTTGGTGGTTCCGCACCTGCTGGTATTGTCACTACAGCATATAGTGCCGACTTTACGCTTTCCAGCGATATTGGATGGGACCAAGATGCTGATGGAGTTAACTTTGCTGCTTCTGGCGCTAACACCTATACCCTTGGTGGCGGTAAGAACTATGATGATGGTACAGACCTCACCTCTTCAGGTGCTCTTACCTCAACTCTCGCAAAACTATCCTCTGGTTACGCTCTCTTCGAGAACACCGATAACTACGATGTTGACTTCCTGCTGATGGGTTCAGCAAACTATGGTAAGGAAACTGCCCAGGCACTTGCTAACAAACTCATCTCTGTAGCAGAAACGAGGCAAGATGCTATCGCATTCATCTCACCTTATAGACTTGCATTCTTGAATGATGGTTCTGTAGGAACAGTAACAGTTAACTCCGATGCTGACATTACTGATAATGTCTTAAGTTTCTATGCTCCTATCACTTCATCGTCTTACGCTGTATTTGATAGTGGTTATAAGTACACCTACGATAGATTCTCCGATACCTTCCGCTATATCCCTCTAAATGGTGATATTGCTGGTCTGTGTGCTAGAAACGACCTCAACAACTTCCCATGGTTCTCACCTGCTGGAACTGCTAGAGGTGCTATCCTGAACGCAGTTAAGTTGACCTACAACCCAAGCAAGGTTCAGAGAGATAAGTTGTATTCCAACAGAATCAACCCTGTCATCTTCTCGCCTGGTGATGGTATCGTTCTGTTCGGTGATAAGACTGGTTTCGCCAAGTCTTCCGCCTTCGACAGAATCAACGTTCGTCGCCTGTTCATCTACCTGGAGCAAGCAATCGCTGCTGCTGCTAGAGACCAACTCTTCGAATTCAACGACGAGATCACCAGAACCAACTTTGTCAACATCGTCGAACCATTCCTCCGCGATGTCCAAGCCAAGAGAGGCATCTTTGACTATGTTGTTATTTGTGACGAAACAAATAACACTGCTGCTGTTATCGACAACAATGAGTTTGTCGCTGACATCTACATCAAACCAAACAGATCGATCAACTTCATTGGTCTGACCTTCGTTGCTACCAGAACTGGGGTTTCCTTCTCGGAAGTCATCGGTAACGTCTGATATTTACTTTATTAATCAACCTTAGAGGCAAAAAACCATGGCAACTAGAAACCAACTCAATCCACCCCCACTAAGAAAGATTACTGACTTCAAGAGTAAGTTATCTGGCGGCGGTGCTCGCTCCAACCTCTTTGAGGTTGAGCTTTCATTCCCAAGTTCAGTAGAAGTTGAAGGTTTGAATGATATCCTAAACAAGGCACGTTTCCTTGTTAAGGCAGCAAACCTTCCTGCTTCAAACATCGCTCCCATTGAAGTTCCCTTTAGAGGAAGAACTTTAAAGATCGCTGGTGATAGATCCTTTGAAACTTGGACCATCACAGTTATCAACGATACAGACTTTGCCATTCGCTCTGCGATGGAAAAGTGGATGAATACCATCAACAAAGTATCTGATAACACTGGTACAACAAACCCAGCGGACTATCAGGCAGACGCTTATGTTTACCAACTTGATCGTAATGGTGGAACTCTGAGAAAGTATCATTTCTATGATGTTTTCCCAACAACGATATCTCCTATTGAACTTTCATATGATGCTCAAGGTATCCAAGAGTTCACCGTCGAACTTCAAGTTCAGTGGTGGGAGGCAGTTAAAGGTAATTCTGCCAATGCTGGTGGAGAAGACATTACCTAAATAGTCAATAATAAGCAAACATTTATACGATGGCAAGACTTTTTGGTTTTTCTATTGACGGCGACCAAAGTAAATCACCTTCCGTAATATCCCCCGTTCCTCAAACCAATGAGGACGGGGTTGACCATTATATTAGTAGTGGTTTTTACGGACATTATCTTGATATTGAAGGCGTCTATAGAACAGAGCATGATCTAATCAAAAGATATCGTGAAATGGCACTTCATCCAGAATGTGATGGTGCCATTGAAGATGTTGTCAATGAAGCCATTGTTAGTGATCTTTACGATTCTCCAGTAGAAATTGAACTTTCAAATTTAAATGCTAGTGATAAACTTAAGAAAGTAATAAGAGAAGAGTTTAAGTATCTTAAAGAAATCATGGACTTTGATAGAAAGTGCCATGAAATTTTTAGAAACTGGTATGTTGATGGAAGAGTATACTATTTAAAAGTCATTGATGTCAAGAATCCTCAGGCAGGTATCCAAGACCTGAGATATATTGATCCAATGAAAATAAAGTTTGTCCGTCAGGAAAAGAAAGAAGATAAGCGTGGTCTTGCTATTACGAATGCTGTTGTTAATGGAAGAGGTAGCGATCAGCAAGTAGTAGAACCAAAAATTGAAGAGTATTTCTTATATACACCAAAACCAAACTATCCAAGTGGAACATTTAGTGGTGCTGGTGGAAAAACTAAAGGTGTAAAAATTGCAAAGGACTCAATTGCATATTGTAGTTCTGGTCTTGTAGATAGAAATAAAGGAACTGTCCTATCTTATCTGCATAAAGCAATCAAAGCACTCAATCAACTAAGAATGATTGAGGACTCTCTGGTCATTTATAGATTGTCTCGTGCTCCTGAGCGTCGTATTTTTTACATTGACGTTGGTAATCTTCCAAAGGTAAAGGCAGAGCAATACCTTAAAGAGGTTATGTCTCGCTATAGAAATAAACTGGCATACGATGCTTCTACTGGTGAAGTTCGTGATGACCGCAAGTTTATGTCCATGATGGAAGACTTCTGGCTTCCAAGAAGAGAAGGTGGTCGTGGTACAGAAATCACTACACTCCCTGGTGGACAAAACCTTGGTGAACTTGCCGATATTGAGTATTTCCAAAAGAAACTCTATAGAGCACTTGGAGTTCCTGAGTCAAGAATTGCTGCCGATGGTGGATTTAACCTTGGTCGTTCTTCTGAGATTCTGAGAGACGAACTTAAGTTTGCTAAGTTTGTTGGTCGTCTGAGAAAGAGATTCTCTCAAATGTTTAACGACATGTTGAGAACTCAACTCATTCTCAAGAATATCGTAACTCCTGAAGATTGGGAAGTTATGGAAGATCATATTCAGTATGACTTCCTATATGATAACCAGTTTGCAGAATTGAAAGAATCAGAGTTACTTCAAAGTAGACTTGGAAACCTTGCAACTATCGAACCTTTCATTGGGAAATACTATTCTACTGAGTATGTAAGAAAGAAAGTTCTTCGTCAAACAGACTCTGAAATTATTGAAATTGATGAGCAAATTGAAGATGAAATTAATAAAGGTATTATCCCAGATCCTTCTCAGGTTGATCCCATTACTGGAGAACCACTTCCACAACCTGGTGCAGAAATGGGTATGGATCCAATGAGTATGGGTCAAGATCCAATGAGTATGGGTCAAGTACCTACAGAAGCAGATCTTCAAGCACAAGCATCTACTGCTGATGCACAAATGCAAAAGGACACCAAAAAAGCAGAGATATAAATATAGAATATAACATACAATAATTTTTCATGGATAACGTTATCGATTTGATTGCGACTAATGCCTCATCAGCAGAAATATCCGATCAACTCAAAAACTTGATGTACGCAAAAGCTGCTGAAAGAATTGAAATTGCTAGACCAATAGTAGCAGATTCTTTATTTAATGGTGAATATGAAGAAGGTGAAGAGATTGAACAAGAGCCTCAAGAGGGAGAATAATGACAAGAACATTATTATTGGCAGATGAGATTAATCTGCCTATTACAACAGGAACAGCAACAAGTTTCACTAGTGCAACTGTTGTTCGTCTTGTTAATACTGCAGCTGCAACTGCAATAGTGACGGTTGTTGAAACACAAGGTGGAACAGGCGTTGGTTCAATGACCTTAGCACCGAATAGTGTTGAGTATCTTGAGAAACAACCATCTTATTGCGTATTTGCAAGTGCTGCCACAGTCAAAGGCGCAAAAGTAGGATTTACTGGGTAAACAAATGAAACTCATCACAGAAGAAATTTCAAACGTTAACATTATCACCGAAGGAAAAGGTCCTAATAGGAGGTTATACATCGAAGGTGTATTTCTTCAGGGTGAAATCAAGAACCGCAATGGGAGAATGTATCCTATTGACACCCTTTGCCGCGAAGTAAATCGTTATAACGAGAACTTCGTTGCTAAGGGTCGTGCTCTTGGTGAACTCGGTCACCCCGATGGTCCTACTGTTAACCTTGACCGTGTTTCACACAAGATCACTTGCTTGACTCAAGAAGGTAATAACTTCAGAGGTAAGGCACAGATTCTTGAGACCCCAATGGGTAAGATTGCTAAGTCTCTTCTAGAGTCTGGCGTTTCACTCGGTGTTTCTTCTCGTGGTGTTGGTTCACTCCGTATGACCAATGAGGGTCATAAGATTGTTGGTGAAGATTTCCAGTTAGCAACTGCTGCCGATATCGTTGCCGATCCTTCTGCTCCTGACGCTTTTGTTAATGGAATCATGGAAGGAAAAGAGTGGGTTTGGGAAGGTGGTATCCTTCGTGAGCAACTCGCAGAGAGAACTCAAAAGAGAATTAATACTCTTGTAGATCAGAGAATGCTTGAAGAGCATAAACTACAACTCTTC